GGCATTGATCTTGTAGTACAGCGTCTGCAATAGACCGTTCTTGAAGGTCCTCGCCGCTGCGCGATCGGCAGCGATTGCATTCCCGAAAACCTTTGCGCCGTAGGCAATCACCGAAACGCCGTTATCGCCGTCCAACGTGAAGCCGGGTATCCGCCATATTCTCTCTGCGGGAATGACTCGGGGCGTCCCGTTCGAGCGCTTGTAGGTGTAGACCCTTTTTCCTTTGGCGTCTTGATTCACCGTCAGCCTACCCGGGTCCAAGAACTGCAGCCCGATGACTCGTTGCCCGGCATATAGCTTTTCCGCGTGCGCGTTGCCGCGCAACAGCATGGCGACGATCATGGCTTCCCAGAAGATCGCAGCCGTCGAATCGGCGTTCGGCTGGTCATGTACGACGAAATGTAGCGGGTGATTGCTAGCCACCTGCTTACCGCTGCTGGTGCGCTCGTAGATAGACAGCGGAAGTGTCGCAATCGTCTCGGAGATCAACCTTACGCACGCCCAGACTGCATCCACTTGGAGCACGGCTCTAGGAGTGACCGAAACGCCTGACTCGCTTACCATCTCCCGGTCCACGTACAGTTCTTCATCCCTCGTCGTGAATGAACGCACCCATCCATCAATCGCCGCGGCGATTCGACCCATGATGCCGGCTATCGGCTTGTTTCTTTTCACCTTGCATTCCTCACGGGATCGTTCAGCCAGTCGTCCATATTTCCGTCCTCGTTGCAGTCCGCCGGGATACTTAGGCCTATCGCCATCAGGAGTGCTGTGATGTCATCGATCTTTTCCGGCGACTTACGCTTGTCCGGTGCCATGTTTAAGTTATGGTCCCGACGAATAACCAAGTTCGATGCGCACCAGGACAGGACCGGATCACCGGTGTGCACCAGCCGGCCGGCGACGTATGCCATTTCGAGTTCCCGCACAGCGGGGTGATACGACTTCGTTCCTTGGATGAACTCCACCATCGGAACGTTCGCAGTGACCAAGCGGCTGACCATTTCAGTGGCGTTCCACCTATCAAAGGCCATCGCCTGCAGGTTGAACCGCTCGTGCACTTCGAGTACCGCTTGCTCGATCACCGCATAGTCGGTCACCTCGCCTTCGGTCTGCTCCATGTGCCCTGCTGTAACCCACCCCTGATACGGAACAGTTCCGCGCTCGCTTCGGTTCTTTACAGCCTCGGCAGGCACCCAGCGGCGTCCCCAGGTAAGGATTCGGTCCTCCACGCGCCAGACCAGGCGCATGGACGTTAGGTCGGTTGTGCTCGCAAGATCGAGCCCGCCCCAGCACGGAACGTCTCTCAGTTCCTCCAGATCCACCATACCCGCGCACTTGCTCCACTTCGGCAGCAGGATGAAACCATTGGCCTGTGATGCTGGCCGGTTCAACCGCTTGATCTGGAACTCCGCCAGCTTCGACGGCATGGCCTTGGCCTCGATCGCCTCTTTGCGAATCGCGGTCAGCAGCTTCGGGTTTACGTCCATCAGCGGGTTAGCTTTGAACCACGCGGACTCGTCAAAGTCCCCGTCGCTCTTGTCCACCGCGAAGAACAGCACCAGGTAGTGGTCTGCGGTGTTGCCGAAGACGCCCTCCAACAGCTGCTTGGCAAACTGCCGGATCTCTGCCCATGGCCCAGGGTTGGTGTAGCCCTCTGTCGTGGTGAATAGCCACAGTGGGTTACCACGTGCACCGGCTGCCGACTGTAGGACGTTCAGTAGGTCTGGCGTCTTGTGCGCATGGATCTCGTCAAGCCCAACGTGCGACGGATTGAGGCCGTCCTGCGTGCTCGCCTTCGCGTGCACAGGTTTGAAGCTCGCGCCGATCTCCACGCGGCTGATCGACTTGGCCCACGTCTCCAACCCATACTGTTCTCGCAGGTCCGGCGTCTTCTCAACCATGCGCTTGGCAACGTTGAAGATGATCGATGCCTGGGAGAATGTGGTCGCCGCTGAGATGATCTGTGCGCCTTCCTCGTTCTCGCAGCACTCGCAGTACAACAGGATCGCTGCAGCCAACGTTGACTTTGCGTTCTTGCGGGCCACTGCGAATAGGGCCGAAGTGAACCGGCGATTCCCATCTGGCTTGCGGAAGCCGAACAACTGCACGAGAAACCAGACGTGCGAGGCGTGCAATCTGATCTCGGGGGTTTCCCACTTTCCCTCGACGTGCGGTAGAAGCTCGATCCAGCTGCAGACGTGGTTGGCATGTTCGCGCGAGAAGTAGAACGGAGCCCCCTTCTTCTGTGCGCGTTTCAGGTCGCCGAGGAACCGCTTTGCGGCAAGCTGGATGAGGCGTCCGAATCGCTTCCCCTTGTTCGCTGCAGCCTCAGTGGCATAGGCCACCGCCACATCAACGTAGTCACCTGGTGCCGGGCTGGCCGAGTGCCCCGAACTTGTTGCCCGGCTTTTCCGTGTCGCCATTCGGCCTCACCTTCCCTTGTGCAACGGGGGTCAGCCCGAAGTCGTTCATCAGCCCGCGCAGCTGCGCCACCATCGACGCAACCGGTGCCTCCCCTGCGGAGTAGAGCTGCACCACCTTTCCATGCAGGGCACACAGTTGGCCCAGGGCGGATAGACCCGCCTCAGTCAGCAACTTGTTCGCATGGAGAATCGGGGCCAACCGGTTCCACTCCTTGATCGCGTGCCCGTTCGGCAACCAGTCGGGCGGCGACGGCACGGAATCGACAAGCGGCAACTCGGCTACTGCTGCAGGATCACGGTCGGGCCGGTCGGTCCCGGCCACCACCTTTAACGATGTCGGCTTGCGGGGTCGGGCCATGTCGGAACCTCAAAAACTGAAATTTCTGAATTGACGGTGCAAAAAAACCACTGGGCGGCCGGTGTCCGAGGGGGAACGACCTCAGAAAATTTCCCCTCCCCCCGGGGTATGGATGAGAATCATTCTTATCTTCACATAGATGAACGAATGCCGGGATGCGTTTGAGAACGGTTCTCATGCCCGCTCGCATCTCCGCCGCTCGCCAGTCAGCGGGTGGAGTCGGACTCCACTCTCCGCCGCGATCCCCTTCCAGCCTCCTCGGCCGTCTTCTTTGCGTGGCAGACGCTGCTCATGGCCTGCAGGTTGCTCTCAGCGTCCGTGCCGCCCTCTGCGATGGGGACGATGTGATCCACCTCATCGGCCAGCAGGGGCAGCCCTGAGCCCTGACACTCGCCGCACTGGCACAGGTAGCGGTCACGTACGAGGATGCGGTCACGCAGCCTGCGCCATGGCCTGCCGCCTCTCCCATTCCCGTATCGCTGCGGCTCAGCGACAGGTGGCGTGTGTACAGGTGCCATGCGCTGCATCGGCTTGTGCTTAGGCGCGAAGGAAGGCATCAGCCCAGCCCCTTGTTCTGATCGCGAGAGGCCCCACACGGCTCGCCATCCAACGACAACTGGACCTGCTCATCGTCCTGGGCGTCGTCGGCTAGCGCGGCGAGCAGTGCATCCAGCTTCCCCTCGATACGCACCAGTCGCTCGTCAACCGCCTTCAGCGTGTCCATCAGAACTCCTCCACGTCCCAGCCGCCGCCGGCCCGCTTGGCCCTCACCTTCACGGCGAGGAACCGGAACGGGTACATCGCCGCGGCAATCTTGATCTTGGCCCTGGCATCGTCCTGCCAGAAGCCCTTTACCTCGTGCAGCTCCATGACGCCATCAGCGGCCAGCACTGTAAAGTCCGGCGTGTAGAACGTGTTGTCCGCGAGCCGCAGCTTCAGACCCTCGAACTTGTGCCAGAGGATCTTCCCCGCATGCTCCAGCGCGCGCAGCCGCTCGGCATAGGCCTGCTCGGTCTTGTTCATCTCGCCGGCCTTCAGCCGACCCAGTGCGAGATGCCCGCCACCCTTGCCCCTCCTCATCGGCAACTCTTCCGCAGCGCGCGCAATTGGCTGGCCAGGACACCAACCAGCTTCCTACGGTGGGATTTCGTGTCCGATCGGGCGATAGACTCCAGCGTACGAAGGGCTCCAGCCGCTACCCAGACGTGCAGGTCTGACTGCGGAACGTCCTTCGTTGATATGGAAACCGTGGTCTCACACTTATCAGGACAGTAATGAATGGACACAACGAATCTCCATGACGCTGAAGTGGTACTAGCAACCCTCAACCGCCTCCATGACGAGTTTGAGGAGCTGATGCGAATAGCGGATGGGTGGCGCTCGATCAGTAGGGAAGACGCCACACCACTGAAGGGCCGCCTGGCGAAGCTCAAGGCAGAGCTGAAGGCGCTCGCGAAGACAGAAACGATCGATGGCGTCCGCCGCACTCAAACGGGCTTGGAGGCGAACTTCTTTGGACCAGCAGTGCGCCATGCATCGGCCAACTTCTTGATGCGAGTGGATGCACCGCTAAGCCAGTGGATCAGCGGCATCTACAACTCATCCACCGATCTTTCTTACTTCATCTACCAGTTGAACGACTACCTGAAGGAACGCGGTTATCCCGCCCAAAGTGGCTAGCCTCCAGGCTCACAAGGCCACCGCCCTTGCCCCGCCTCATGCCCTGCCACCACCGGGGCGCACCCAGCGCCAGTGCAGCGCGCGGCGCACCCAGAACTCGACCCGATCCAAGTTGGGTTCGAGGCCGGTCATGCCGGCGAACAGGACGACAGAGCGGATGTACCACTTCAGCCACCAGCGGACGCGCAGTTGCACCACTACCGCGCCCGCGCTCACGGCTCTGCCTCGACCGCACAGCCAGCCGCGATCACTGCCCGCCGGTCTGCCTGCCACCCATCCCACAACCATTCGATTACGGCTGCGTCTGCGTCGGCTGCGCCAACAATTCGCGCCGCGCTGTTGAAGCGCCCTGCGGCACTGGCTTGGACGGCATCGGGAGCAGAACCACCGGCGAGGGGTCCGGGCGCAACACAGGACCACTCTTGGCGCAGCTGGACATCGCCACGGCGCAGAGCAATAGCCAGATCAAGTTCTGCACGTTTCGCATCGTCGCGGGCCTTCTTGTATCGGGTGTCAGATTCGGCCCGGCTCGCGGCCAGGGCAGTGGATGCGGCCTTCGCTTTGGCAGCCACGGCAGCAGTGGAGTCAGCCAGGCGCTGCAGGGTTGCAGCATGGGCGGCGTTGTCCGCAGCGCGCGCCGCAACCTCGGCCGTGTACTCACCGCGCCAGTGGTCGGCACCCCAGCGGAAGCCCAGAACCACCAGCAAGGCGGCCAACAGCGCGATCAGCAGCCAGCGGAGCAAGCCCGCATACGGCCGCAGCGGATCGAGCGCGGAAATGAAGTCGGTCCGGTTCATCTGAAACCCTCAATGGTTGCCCTGTCCGGGTGGCGGTAGCTGATCCAGTCCGGCATCGGCACAAACCGACCGTTCAGCTTGAGCTGGATCTGCACGTCGTTGCGAGGCAGGTTCTTGAACGCCGCATCGAACTCCTGCAGCAGCACGGCCATGCGTGCCTGCCAGTCGTCCGGCATCTCGTGCATCAGCACACGTGGCAGCGGAAGCCAGGATGCATAGCTCAGCCCGAACCAGCCCCACAGGGCGTCGTAGCCGGGGCGTTGAAGTGCGCTCACTCAAACCTCCACGCCCACAAGGGCTGTCATGGGTCCATTCCGATGTCGCCGTGCCAGTAGGCCAAGGCGCCTACAGCCAGACCGGCGAGCACACCACCGAGCAGGTAGATCACAACTTGCCTTCGCACAGCGCGCGCTCGTCAGCACGCCTCAACACAAGCCCGCGCAGCTCTCGACCGCCCGCATTCTTCCAGCGATCCAACTCCGCGCATGCTGCCGGCCAGTCGTTCGCCAGGGCTTTGCGCTGCAGCGCGGAACCGCAGACAACCTGCGGCCCCAAATTGAATGCCGCCGAGGTTAGGGCCGCCTCAACATGGACCAGCTTTGGCATCGACAGGCAGCGATTCACCGCCGCATTCGCGATTGCCATATCAGCCGCCAGCAGCTGGTCACACTCTGCCTTGGTGTATCGCTTGCCCTGCACGATGTCCGCACCGGTATGCCCGTAGCAAACTGTCAGCACGCCTACTGCGTCGCGGTACGGCTCGTAACGAATGCCCTCCCACTTCGCAACCAAAGGGGCGGAAAGCGCTAGGACTGCGGCTGCAACTGCAGCTGTCGCGAGCTTTGCCTTACTCATCGTCTCGATCTCCCTTCCGGCGCCAGTCGCGGAACCAGCGCCACAGCAGGTAAGCGGATTGGAGGCCAATCCATGCCAGCGTGCCCCACTTCACCAGCTCGTCTGCCGTAACGGCGGCCACGATGACCGGCGGCGCGGTCTTGCCAGCGGCCGCAGCCAATGCGCCTGCAATCTCATCTTTCACTCGGATGCCCCTCTGGCTTGTCCGGTTCGGCATGGTTGCGCTCCCGGTGATTGGTATAGGTGCCCGTCACCGCAGCCGGCTGGCTCGATGATTGGTCCGGTGAGAGTGGACGGGCGTAGAAGAACCGATCACCACCGCTGCCTAGGTGCACAGGCCAGGCATGGCGGGACTGACGCGCTTGCGCGCGGCACCGGCCCCAATCGCCTCACGGCGAGCGGAGGGGATTTCGGCGCGGTGGTGATCGGGGTTGAAATGAAAAGCCCCGCACATGGGCGGGGCTTCTTGGCGGGTTTGGCCCTATTGGGCCAATCTGCCGAATGTACACAGGCTATAGCGCAAAGCGGTCGGGCTTCAACCGACCATTTCGCTATGCAACTTCTCTCGTGGTCAGCGCGCGTTTCATCACTTCAGCGGCCTCCTGCTCAGCATTGCGAAGCAGCGCAACGATCCAGTTGTACATCGCCGCCCAGATGGTTCGGTACACGGTTTTGCTGCGGCCAATGGCTGTCGCGCGGGTGCGCTCGGACCAGGACACGTAACCGGTACCGCCGCAGCGCGTGCAGGGGACCATCGGGAACCCATGACAGGCATCGCATGCGGAACACCCGGCCACTTCCTGCAGCGCAGCCAGGGTGATCGGCGCAAGCATCGCCGCGGCGTCGCGGGGCCAGCACTGCGCCTTGGCACTGTCGTATGCGCCCTGGGCCTCCTCGAGCTTGGTCCGCAGCTCGGACGACATCGAGCGCGCGAACTCGGCCATGGCCTGACAGAAGCCCAGTTCCAGCTTTGCAGCGGCAAGGGCGTCCTCCTGCCGGCGCCACTCGCCCATCACGGCGTTCAGCACGTGGACCCGCAGCTTTGGCGAAGGCCTCACTTCCGCGTCCAGGTAGCAGCACTCAAGCACCTCCCGGCCCAAGCCCGCCGGTACCATCCCGAGCGCGTGAGCCACGTCGATGGCTTCGAAAGTCGGCTTGCTGCCGCCAGGGCCAGCATCAAAGCGGGCGGTCTTGGCGTTGAACCGCGCCCCCAGCATTTCGCGCACGTCGGTCATGCCGCTCTCCTTTGGTCAATCACGTAGGTCTGTTGCTCGATCAGGTCGTCGTCGGTGCCGTAGGTTTCGTGGAACACCCGTGAGCCGTCCATGAGGCTCGGGCCGTAGACCTCCCGGGTCTGCGCCGGGGTCTTGCCCTCCTGCGGATGCCGGCGGTGGTGCCAGACACACAGCGCGTAGCCGAACATGTGCCCGCGCCGGCGGTTGCCGCTCTTTGCGTGGTTGTAGTCGCAGCCGTAGACGACCAGCCCGGCGTCCAGCAGCCCGGCCAGCAGCAGCGACAGGCAAGCCATGCACGGGCCGACCTTTGCCGCTTCGATGCGCGCGGCCTCCGCCGCGGTCGGCGCGCCCGTGGAGTGCTGCATCGCCATCAGTCCTGATCCCCGAAGCCGCCGCGGCGTCCACCGCCGAAGAACTTGTTCTTCCCGCCAGCGCGCGCCGCCGGGCGGTCGGGCTCGGGGGCCTCCGGCAGGTCGCCCTCTCGATCTCGCAGGGCCATGTGGGCGTAGTCGTTGCGCAGGAAGATGGACTTGCCGGCCTCCACGTCGCGGCCCTTCGCCAGGATCAACTCCACGATTCCCCGCATGTGGGTGGTCTTGTCGTAGTAGTCATCCCGGTGGATGAAGATGATCATGTCCGCCTTCTGCTCGATCTCGCCGGACTCGCGCAGGTCGGACATGTTCGGGCGCTTGTCCTGGCGGTTGGACAGCGCGCGGTTCAGCTGGCCCAAGGCCAGCACCGGGCAGTTGAACTCCTTGGCGAGGGTCTTCAGCCCCTGCGCGATCTCGCCGTACTCGAACCGAGCAAGCTTGGCGTCGATCTTGAAGTCATGGATGTGGTCCACCACCAGCAGCTCAATCGGGCGGCGGGCATGCAGCGCGCGGGCGCGGGCCATCAACTGGCTGATTCGCAGCGCGGGGGTGTCGTCAACGCTCAGATTCAGCGCGCGGCGATCCCGGACAGCGGCGGTGACCTTGGCCCAGTACTCATCCGAGCCGCCCGGGGCCAGCAGCCATTCATGGGGAACCTTGGCCGCGGCGGAGATCCCGCGCCGGTTGAGCTGGTTCTTGCTCATCTCCAGCGAGAACAGGGCCACGTGCCGGTCCACCGCGGCGAAGTCGGCGATGTTCAGTCCCGCGATGGACTTACCCATGCTCGGGCGACCGGCGAGGATGATCAGCTCGCCGGGCTGCAGCCCGTGGGTTGCGTCGTTCAGATCCTTCCACGGGGTCGGAACACCGGTGATCGAGGTGCCCAGCTCGAAGCGGTACCGCAGGTCATCGAACCATGCCGGCAGGGTGTCGGTGACGGCGACCAGGCCGCCCGTGTGGCTGGGGGCCAATCCCTGCATCAACACCTGGGCCGCGGCGATGCCCTCCTCCGGCTCGAAACGCGGGTCATAGGCTGCATCTGCGATCTCAGTGCCGATGCTGACCATCCGACGCGCCAGCGCCTTATCGCTCACGACCTTGGCGTAGCCGGCGATGTTCGCGGCCGATGGCGTGGTGCTGGCAAGGGTCGTCAGGTAGTGGTCGGGAACCTGCTCGCCCATGCCCTGCGCTTGGAACCACTCGCCCAGCGTGACCGCGTCGAACGGGCGGTCACGCTCAACCATGTCCCGGATCGCGGTGAAGATCAGCTGGTGGTCGCGCCGGTAGAAGTCCCCCGGCTCAAGGCTGCCTTCGATCTTCCGCCAAGCCTCCGGGTACAGCAGCAGCCCGCCGATCACCGCCTGCTCGGCGGCGACGCTCTGCGGCGGAACCCGCATCTGGGCGACGGTGGCGTCCGCGTCGAACATCAGGCGGCCTCATCGCGCTCAAACAGCTTCAGCATCGTCTTGGGCTGGGTCATGAACTCGAAATCGGGCATCCAGTTCTCGTGCCCTCGCCCCCCGCCCTGCCGCCCGGAGTGGAAATCGTCCCTGGCGGCGACGGCGAAGTACTCGGCCCAGAACTCAGGCGGGATGCGGCTGTGGCCCTTGGCCAGGCAGATGTCCCGGGCGATGGAGACGCAGCGCTTGACCTGCTGCTGGCGCTTGTCGCGCCCCACAGCCGGGTTCACCGCCGCCAGCAGCCCGCCGTTGGCCTTCACCAGCGCCGAGGCGTTCCAGGCCGCAATCGCCTCGTCGGTCACCGCCGCCAGCCGCAGCACCTCCTTCGGCGAAGCACCGCCGCCGGAGGCGTCATCCGGCGCAGCCGATGACGAGTCCGAGCGAAGCGAGGACTTAGGCTCTTCTGGAGACGGAGACGGAGACGGAGACGGAGACGGAGACGGAGACGGGGCACTGCCAGAATCTGCCACTGGCACTTTCTGGCACTCCGCCGGGCAGTCATTGGCACTGCCTGATTCTGCCAGCGGCGTGCCACTGGCACTTTCTGGCAGTGCGGCTGGCACCGGCTGGCAGTCGATCCCGATGCGCTTGGCATACTCGGGCATCATCCTGGCAGCCTCTGGACGCCCGTACTGCTTGCACAACGCCGCCCACTTCGATTTCTCGCTGCGTGCTTCCGCCCCGGCTGCCCACGGGTTGTGGTCTGCCCAGTCGTGCAGCGCGTAATCGTCGCCGTCCTGGTCGAGGAAGCGCACCCGCACCAGCTCGCGCACGAACGCACCATCTTCGCCCAGCCAGTCGGCGGCAAGCTCGATGTCTTCCACGGTCATGCCGGACAGATCGCCGTCGCTACGGTTTGCCGCGGCCCAGGTAATCAGGCAGATCAGGTTCCATGCCCCACCCTGCCCCAGCGCGCGGATCAGCTTCTTGGTCTTCGGATGGCTGGACAGCCCGGTCGCAATGCGTGCGTCCTGCATGTCAGCCTCCCGCCTGTGTTGTGTTCTTCATGCCACTACTCCCACGTCCTCCTGCAAGACCCGCATCCCTCAACCGCGCAGGAGTTCGGCTGTCCCACCAGGAGCTACCCGGCGGTTAGAGGGGCGGGATTCGATCAGGGGCGCTTGCGCGCCTCCGGTGCTTCTGCCGGCCCCACCGCGTCAGCCTCGGCCAGAGCGAGGTACTTGCGGTTTCTGGCAAGGATCTTGGTCAACGACGCAATGCGGGCCTGCTTGATGGCGACGGCCGGGCCAGGGGGGAGCCGGTTCTCTCGCAGAGCTTCCAGCGTCTCCTCGTGCTCCTTCACGCGATCCCGCAGCCACTCCACGCGGGTCTGCGGCTTGCGCTCCGGCATCACGAACGGCGCGTGCGGCTGCGCCATGTACCGGCGCTTCAGCTCGCTTTGCAGGTCTTCGTCGCTGAAGCGCTTCAGTGCACCTTCCAGCCACTCAGCGGATCGGCCCTTCCTCGGCTTCTTGGCGGGCTTGTCGGCCATCACGCGCCACCGCCGAGCAGCGCAACGAAACGGCGCTGAATGGTCAGCGCGGCAATGACGACATCGTTGCAGCGGTCAATGATCGTCTTGGCGTGCGGACGGTCCCGCTCATCGATCACGCCATCGGCGATGGCCGGCGTCAGGGCGCCTACCAGCTCGCCGAAGTCCGTCATCAGCACGCCGATGCCGGCCGTGTCCGCGTCTGCGGCGATCAGGCTCAACCGGACGGGCAGCAGGCCGCGCCGCGCCGCGAGATCCCGTTCGCAGTCGCTGCGGTAGGGCTCGGGCAAGCTCAGCACCCATGCGTCCTCAAGATCGGCCGGCAGCGTCTTCACCTTGCCGTCCATGTAGCGCCGCAGCGCCTGGCCGTTCGCCTTGAGCGCATCCGCCAGTTCGTCGCCATGCCCCAGCCGGAGCGGGACGGCCTTCTTGTCGTGCCGGTGCGGCGCGGTCATCGCGAAGTACTGCTCCGCCACGTGCATGGCGAAGCTGTTGGCGTTCATCGCCGTTTCGTTGAGCATCTTGTCGGTGTAGCCATAGATCACCTGCTGGCGCGAAGGCAGAAACTGCCTCCCCAGCTTCATGACATCGCCGGCACCGGTCGCCAGACTGGCGTTCATGGACGGAATCGAACTCATCTCAGGCGCTCTCCACCGGAACGATGCGGTCGTCATCGGGATCTGCCGGAACCTGCTCGGCCTGGACCGCCGGCTGGACCCCCAACAGGCGCAGAACCTCCGGCACGGCCGGCAGCGCGCGCTCCTCCTCCCAGCTTTCGACCTGATCGATAGGGAGGCGCAGAACGGCGGCCAGCTGCTTATCCGTGGTGAACCCCAGGCGAGCGCGCAGCGCGCGCTTGCTCATGCGAGTGTCTATCTGGGTGGCTATCTCGTGCCGTGGTTCGACGCGATTTTCCTCGGCCGCCTGGCCGGCGAAGTCCGCGGGGGTCAACTTCGCCAGCTCAAACGCTGCTGCCGCCCGCGGAGCCTTCGTGCGTCCAGCACGAATCTCCCGAATAGCGTTCGGGGTGACGCCGATGCGCTGGGCAATGAGCGCCGGCGTAGCGCCGGCGCCAATGAGCAACTCAATGTGGTTGTTCCAGTCCATGCCGGCGAATCTACAGAATTCTGTAAATGCATGCAACAGCATTCTGTTACAGAACTCTGTGAGCATTGCTGAATGGACAGCATTGGTACCCGAGTGCGCCTGGAGCGCGAAGCGCAAGGCATAGACCGCAAGGAGTTGGCCCGGCTTACCGGGGTCGGCTACAGCACCCTGTCCGAACTAGAGCGGGGTGGAATGCAAACCTCCACCAAACTCCGCGTTATCGCCGATGCGCTGGGCGTATCGCTCCGCTGGCTCGAAACCGGCAAGGGGTCCAAGGCCCCGAAGGTCGAGACCGTCGAGGACGACTACATGGACATCATCGGGTACTCCCAAGCTGCTGGCCTTGGCAATGGCGCCGAGGCTGTCGAGTACGCCGAGACCCATAGCCTCAAGTTCAAGAAGACCAGCCTCCGCCGCCGCGGAATCTTGAATCGACCCCTTGCCGTCTACTATGGC